TCAAGAGCAAATGGATGGTGTTGCCAAGAAGGCACTCGAAGAAACTCCTGTAGAGCAAACACCTGAAGTTGTAGAAGGTGCAATGGTCTATGCTGCACAGCAAGTACTAAATGCGAATAAGGCTGGCGTGGCAAAGTCACCAGAACAGCAACTTGTCATACTGGAACAGAAGAAGGTTGAACTGGAACAACAGAAGATACAACTGGATGCCGCCAATAATGCTGCTGAAGCTGCATTGGACGCACAGAAACTTCAACTGGAAGAAGCTAAACTTATGAAGGAAGTTGTATCTGAAGGTCATCAAGTAAGTTTCCGTAAGGAGAAAGCTGATCTTGACAGAGCCAGTAAGGAAACCATGAAGACTGTAGAACTTCTATCTAAGTCTGCTTTGGAAGATCAGAAGTCTGAAATGAAATCTCTGGAGATGATGATCAAGATGGCCCTTGGAGAGATGAAAGCTAATCTCGATGAGAATGTTTTAAAGGCAAAAATTATGGAGAAAGCAGAGCAGATTGAATCTGATAAAAATATAAAGATGATGGAGTTGATTAATAAGGTTATTGAACAAGAAACTAAAGGAGAATAAAATGCCTAAATATGGAGGGACTCACTATCCCAATGATACAAAGGGAACAACCAACGGATATCCCACTCATGTAAAGAACGATGATCGTGGTATTACCAATGCTATGCCAGAACATGTTCCCAATAAAGATAATGGTCTTTACGGTGATTTTACCAAACGTTCCATTGATGATGGTGGAGCTGGTGCAAGAGCACGTAAAGGTGTTTTGAACGAACGTCCCGATTCAGGATGGAAATATCCCAAACCAGTTAGATCATAAGGAGAAATAGTTATGTGGACAGCCCCTATTGTGAAAGAAATTTCTGTAGGACTAGAAATTAATTGTTATGCATGTGCAGATATATGAAATTTTTAAATAATTTTGATCTTGCATCTTGGATTGCTTTTGGAGTTCTTACTTCAGTAGTAGTGATATTGGTTATATCCTAATGGAAATTTGGGATGAAGTAATAAAAGACTACAATGAGGAGTTAAACAAGTTAAAAAATATTATCTCAAACGGTACTGCTGAAAGTTTTGCAAATTACAGACAACTTGTAGGACATATTCAGGGAATTGAATGGGCTAGAGAAAATTTTACAACCATAGTTAAACGTCGTATGTACGACGAAGAGGAGTAAATGCAACAGGTACACTTAGGTAACGCTATTAAAAACGATATGTGGATTACAGAGGACGAGATCAAAGATCCAAAGCCTCTGCCAGAACTACCGGGATACCATATTCTGGTAAGACCAGTAAGTATAAAAGGAGTAACAAAGGGAGGAATAGTACTTCCCGATTCAACTAGAGATGACATGGCCTATCTTACCACCGTAGGAAAGGTTCTAGCCATAGGAGAATTAGCTTATCAAGATGAGATAAAATTTCCCAATGGCTCTTGGTGTAGTGAAGGAGACTTCGTTTGTTATGCCAAACATGCTGGTCAAAAGTTATTCTATAAATCTGTTAGACTGATCCTTTTATTTGATGATCAGGTTATATGCAGAGTGGAACATCCAAGGGATTTAGATCCTACATTTAATCTTACTGCTGGATCTTGATACTTGCATCTAAGATTGTTTTATAGTATAATAAGGTAATAACGTGAACACGTATGCTTCGTAAGCAGCGAAAGGAATTGAAATGATTGATAAAGAAGAATGGACCGAAGTTGAAGCCTCTAGTCCAGAAAAAGAAGAGGATAAAGTAGAATTTGAGGTGGAAGAAACGGAAGCACCTTCCGATACCGAACCAAAAGAGAAAGTCCAAGTTAAAGAAGAAGAGCCACAAGAGCTTGATGGTATAGAAACGAAGGGTGCTCAGAAAAGAATACGTCAGTTAATTAAACAGAGGAAAGATCGTGATGATCAGATCTCTCAACTTATAAGACAGAATGAGGAATTAACTGGTAAAATTAGTACAAGAGAACAGGAATTTTCCAATATAAGTAAATTGCATCTTGATGCGAATGAGAAGCAACTTACGGATAAAATGGAACTGGCACGAGCCGCATATAAATCGGCACATGATGAAGGAGATACAGGAAAGATACTTCAGGCACAAGAGTTTTTAAATGAAGCCCAAAATGATCTTAAATCTCTTGGTGCTACAAAAGCTCAGTTTGAACAGGAACCACAACCAGTTCAACAGCAAGTACAGCCTGCTCCACAACAAAACACAGCAGATCCAAAAGCAATAGAGTGGTCACAGAATAATGATTGGTTTGGTAAAGATAGGGTAATGACCGCTGCTGCTCTTGCTCTGGATGCGGAATTAAAAGAAGAAGGGTTTGATCCAAGTGATCCAGAATTTTATAATGAAATCGATAATCGAATTAAAGAATCGTTTCCTCACAAATTCAACACTGAGGAAACTAAAAGTTCGGTGCAGGAACAACCGTCTAAACCTGCTCAGGTGGTAGCTGGAGCGTCACGTTCCACTCCAAGTCCCGGTAAAGTAAAGCTGACAAAAGAAGATGTACGGCTTGCTCAAAATTGGGGCATACCACTTGAACAATATGCTGCTGAAAAGCTAAAGGTAGAGAATGCCGATGGTGAGTACACAGCAATTAAAACGTAACGTGGAGGAGAAATTATGACACGTATTGAAGAATCACGTAATTCTAAATTAAGGGAAAACGAAACCAGAGAAGAAACAGAATACGTCTTTGAAGAGCCAAACGCAACTCATATTCCTCGTGGAGTTGAAGAAAGATTTAATCAGCAAGATATATCTCTTGGTTGGTTAAGAATCCTTCTTAATGGTCAGGATGATTATCAAGAAATTGGTAAGAAGCAATCGCAAGGATGGGAATTTGTTACTCCTGAAGAAGTTCCTGAAATGGGATCAACTTCTGTCGTGAGAGAAGAAGGCCGCTATGCTGGAGTTGTCAGTCGTGGAGACATTGCTTTGGGAAAAATTCCCACGGTCAAGCTGGAGGCCAAACGACGCCATTATAGGACTAAGGCAAATGATATGTTGGAAGCCGTTAATTCTCAATTAATGAACTCATCCAACTCCAAGATGCCTATTTCCAATAATAGTAAGTCGAGAACATTTAAAGGACGAACTCCTACGTTTCAGGACTAGTCCTTAACTGGAAGGAGAAATAATATGTCTAGTACACGAGCATTACGTGGCTTCCTTCCTGCTCGAAAAAAGGGACAGAATTATAATACTGGTGGAACAACTACTTTTATTTCACCAACAACTATAACTCGTGCTCCTAAGAAACTGTATACTGGTGACTTAATCTGTATTGAAGCTAGTGGTACTATTTCTGAATCTATTGGTGCTACCTTGAAGCCTTCGGGCGTATTCATGGGTTGTAACTATGTAGATACAGACGGTAGTCAAAAGTTCTCACGGTATTGGCCGGGAGAGGCTATCACTGCTGCAACTAGTATTGAGTTCCATGTCATAACTGATCCTGATCAGACGTATTACATTCAAGGTAATGCAACCTGTAGTCATGGTGAGACTTGTAAAGTACTTAACTATGTGGCGACCGTTTCGACGGCCTCTGCTGGTAGTACCAAGACAGGTCAATCTGCGTTCTTCGTAGAAACATCTGCTGCTGGTTTAGAAACCATTGTAGGTAATGTGCGTGTTATTGGATATTCCAAAGATCCCGGCGAAGGTGCCGATGGACTTGATCAATATCCAGTACTAGAGGTCTGGTTGCCCACGCATCGTGATCGGTTTGCGACTACTACAGTATCAACGGCATAACTAGGAAGGAGATGATACTATGACTATTAATAGAGCTAGTATTGCCAAAGAACTTCTTCCCGGCTTAAATGCTGTTTTCGGGCTGGAATATGGTCAGGTTAACGACGAACATAAAAATCTTTATGAAGTTGAAAATTCTGATCGGGCCTTTGAAGAAGAAGTTCTGTTTACGGGTTTCGGCTCGGCTCCTGTTAAGTCTGAGGGTGCTGCTGTTTCCTACGATGATGCACAAGAGAGTTACACTGCCCGTTACACGGCAGAAACTGTTGCTCTAGCCTTTGCGATTACAGAAGAGGCAATGGAAGACAACTTGTATGATACCTTTGCGAAACTACGTGCCAGAGGTTTGGCCCGTGCAATGGCGAATACCAAGGAAGTCAAAGCTGCC